GCTTATCAAGCATTTAGACCGGCTTTAATGGCTGGAATTAGTAGTTTATTTGGAGGTAGCCCTACTCCTATGAACTTTTTCGATCCACGTGGCGGTGCACAAGCAAAAGGCAATGTATACGATACAGGTCTCCAAACTTTTGCCAAAGGCGGAATGTTTACTAATTCAGTTGTAAGCTCTCCAACAATGTTTAAGTTTGCTCAAGGTACTGGCTTAATGGGCGAAGCAGGTCCTGAAGCTATTATGCCCCTAAAGCGCGACAGCAACGGCAACCTTGGTGTTCGCGCAGGTGGAAATCAAGGAAACGTAGATGTAGTTGTTAATAACTTTGGAAGTGAACGTGCTACAACCAAGGAAACCACTGATTCACGTGGAAATCGTAAAATAGAAGTTATTATCGGAGATATGGTTGCAAGTGAAGTAAGCCGTGTAGGTAGCCCAGTACAGCAATCAATATCAAGTAACTTTAATAACAAGCCTGCTTTAGTAAGGAGATAAGTATGCCAATTCCAGCATGGTCAGCACAACCCCTACCACAGGTACCACAAAAAGGATTTACAGAGTCCCTTGGTGTGAGCATTATACGCTCACCCATGGACGCTGGTCCGGCCAAACAGCGACGCAGAAGTTCCGGAGTTAATACAATGGAACTTAGCTTTATAATGACAACTGCACAAACTACAACACTAGAAAATTTTATTACTACTACCTTAGCAGGAACTAAGCGATTTAGTTTTCCACATCCAAGAAAAGGCACTACTGTAGAAGTTCGCATTGTTCCCAGTGGAGACAGTGAGTTCTTTAAGCTGCAGTATTTAGCCCCAGGATACTGGACTACGTCTTTAAAATTTGAAATACTACCATAATGAGCAGACTAAGTAGACTATCCCCAGCAGCAATTAAAGCAATGTTTTCATCTGAAACAGATGAACAGCTTATAATGTTGCTTACAATTTACGACCCTAACGGTAGCACTGATCCTACAGCTCCTACTGTACCTATTAGGTTATCAGATAACTACACAAAACGTATAACTTCAATAACAACTGATAACTCTGTGATAACTACCGATGACGAAGTTATTTACGGAGTTACCAGTCGTTCAAAAGACTTTATATTTTTACCAATGACACTAAACTTGCCTACTGATCAACAAACTGGTCTAGGCGACTGCTCAATTTCACTAAACTTTGTTTCACCTGAAACAATAATTCTTATCAGAGATCACTTACGAATTAGAACTAAAGTTTTAATTGAACTTGTAGTTTCTAGTAATATTGATAATGTAGAAGCAACATTCACAGATTTCTATATTACATCAGCAACATATAATGCTGAAAGCGTTAATTTAAATTTAAGTATGGTTAGTTATAACACAGAACCATTTCCTAGCTTTAACTTTACCCCTAGTTATTTTCCAGGATTATTCTAATGAATTATGATAAATATATTGGATTACCGTATTTAGATAATGGCAGAACCGAATCCGGTCTTGACTGCTGGGGATTAGCTCGTTTATTTTATTCAAATGAATATAACATAGAGCTACCTAGTTATTCCGAAGAATATACGGGCGGAACTGATCCATATATTTCACAAGCAGTTAATCTTTACAAAGATAACTGGGAAGAAATTACCACACCAAACGTTGGAGACTTGTGTCTGTTCAATATTTTTGGTGAGCCTATGCACGTGGGTGTATACCTAGGCGATAATAAGTTTTTACATTGTCGCATAGGTAGTGACTCTGTAATTGAGTCATTAAATAACGTCAAGTGGAAGAACCGTTTTGTAGGATTTTATGTATATGCGCCTCAAGCACAGGTGCAGGCTATTGGCACACCACACCCATTAAAGCTGCGAGTTCATCGTGATTGGACTGCAGAAGGTACTACTATACAAGACTTTGTGGAGTTTGTAAAAACCAAGTATACAGCAGGTACAGAGTTAGTTGGTAAAATTGTAGTTATGTTGGATGGTGTAGTTGTGCCTAAAGCAGATTGGGAAACTACTACAGTAAAAGCCGGCCAAGAATTAAGCTATAAAACTATAGCTCAAGGAAATAACACAACACGTATGCTGATACTGATCGCAGCCTTTGTTATTACTGGTTACGTTGATCCTACTACAGGACTAACTGGTGCTCAGACGGCTGCGGGCATGGTTGGTGTTACTGGTGCTAATGCACAACTAGTAGGCAGTCTTATTATTAGCTCGTCAGCAATGATTTTGTCTAATGTTATTGCTCCTATTCGTCCACCAAAAACAAATGATCCAGGGAGTGCTAACGCACTAAATTTGCTTACAGGTGCTGCTAATCAAGCAAACTTGTATGGAGCAATCCCTGTAGTCCTAGGCAAAGTTCGTTTTTCAGGCGTACTTGGGGCTAACCCTTATGTTGAGTCTCTTACTGAAACAAATGTTTTAAATACTGCTATTGTATGGGGTTTCGGACCTCTTGCAGTTAATGATATCTGTATTGGCACAAGACCAATTCTTGACTTTTATACAGGAGAGCCTGCATCTGTACCACGTCCAGTTACTCTTGAAGGTTACGCTAAAAATTATGTACCAGGTGCACTAGTAGACGACTTTAATGCACTATACGGACGCGACGTTGAGTCAAAATCTGTAAACTTAGAACTCACAAACAATGCCACAAATATTTCTGGTGGATTTACAAATACCAGCAGATGGCAACAAGTTAATTTAGACCAAACTTGTGATGCTGTAGATGTTGTACTTTCTTTTCCAGAAGGTATGCGAAAAATCAATATCAAAAATGGTAGTATAGGTACAACCAGTTGTAAAATTGAAATACAAATGCGCCCGTATAGTACAGCACCTTGGACAGAAAATGACACTAGTGCTGCATTAAGTATCTATGATTACAAGTCTAATGATCCTGCCGCATTTACTTTATATGAATTAACTCCACCAACAGATGCCAGCGACAGTGGTTTATCCCTTTATCGTTATACAACTTTTTGTTTAAGCCCAAATGGTGGTACTGCTAAATTTGATGGAGCACCCACAGATGTTTTAGGTGCTAATGCCAGCGCTAATCTGCAGGCCTTATACGCCAATACAGGATATAGTTCGTTAGTTAACAGCTATGTTACAAAAGGATATTTGCCAGAAATTCCTCCTGGATACTTACCCCTTTATACTTTTTATCAAGATAGTCAAGGCAATTATACACTGCTTACAAACCATATAACTGGTTACAGTGGAGTAACTGGACTAACTTGGAGTGATGTTAGTGGATTAGTTGAGTCAGGTAGTGGCGATAGCGTTACTTGGACAACTTCAGCCGTTAAAACTATTAAAATTATGGCTGGTAGAGTTTATTCGCAAAGTAGTGGGACAAATCCCTTAGCTGCAGAAGTTGATATTTGGACTACTGCACAAGCAACAGCAATAAATACTAGTGCTTTATCTGCTAGTGGCGTTTTAAAAAGCAATGGCAGTGGCTGGGGAGATTTTTTGAGTACTTATGGGGTTTGGGGTAGTACATATACTACTCCTGCTGCAACGGGTTATGGGGGTAGTTGGGTTAAAGTAATTCCTGGAATTAATTTTCCTTATGACGGGTATTATACAGTAGAAGCCGCAGCAGATGATCAAGGTGAGATCTTAATTGATGGAGTACGTGCAGTACAGATCCCCAAACAAGGAAGCGGCACAATTACTAGTATTAAAGGTGTTATTAAACTAAAAGCTGGAACGCATAGTGTTACATTAAGCGGTGTAGATAATCAAGCTAGTCACGCAGGTATTGCTGCTAAAATTACTTATTTAGCTAATAACGGTTTAAATCTTGCTGCAAGCCAAAATACTATTCTTACCTTTGGTGAAGGTGCTTGGTTTGAAAAACGTAAAGACGCTTTTAACTGGGTGCACTCAGTAGAAAACTTAGCTCGTGCTAGGTATCAAGTACGTGTTCGTCGTACAACTAGCGATGAAACTGAAGATGAAGCAGATTTTAGAAAGTTTCACAAAGCCATACTAAGCGGTGTAATAGCTTATGATAACCAAGAACAGCCTATGATAAACCCCCCTGGGTGTTATTTGGCTAAAACCGCTGTGCGTATTCAAAGC